TTCGTAGATTTTCGCCTTTGCTACGGAGTTTGACATTTTATGCCTCTGCTTGTGTTACGGGTAAGGCATAAAAAAAAGAGCCTTGACCCATGGAATTACAACCGCTAGGCGGTCGCTGTTTTCCTTGTTTGGAGGGTCAAGTCCCTTTTTCTTCGGAGAAAGCCGAATCTTCTAAATCAGGTATAACCCCGGCTCAGGTAATTGTCAAGACTGCTTTTTATGTTTCTCAAGCATCTGATTAAGGATGGTAATGTCCTTGTCCTCCCCCTGCTGCCCGGTTACGCGCCCGACATTCTGCGGTACCGTCGCCCTTTTTACCAATCCTTCGTTCGAGGTTACGAAAGCCTTCGCTTTGTCCTCGGCGGTTTCCCCGGCTTCCTCGGCGGCGAACTTCGCGTATTTCTTTGCGTTGTCCTTGTCCATGCCGAGAGCGAGCAGTTCGATGACGAGATCGGAAGCCTTGTACTTTCCGTCCAGTTCATCGGCGCGTTTCTTTTCAGCGTCAAGAGCTTCGACGCGGCGCTGTTCCTCGGTCTTGCCTTCATCGAGTTTCTTGCGAATCACGGCGAATTCTTCGGGAGTTTTCACTCCGAGTTGTTCGTAAAGCTTCCGCTCACGGGTTCCGGCTTCCTTCGCGATCAGGTCGTTAAGCTGGCTCTGCGTGAACTTCGGCTGTTCTGCCGGTTCGGTTGCGGGCGTCGTTGCGTTTCCCTGTGCGGTAGTCGCGGGCGGTACGGTCGTGGTCTGATTTTCTTCTGCCATAGTTTCAATCCTCCTGTGGATTATAGATATATTTCTTCGCGGTCTGTTCGCCGCTTACGTCCAGTTAAATCGATAAACTCGCGCATATTCCTTTCCCGGTTTCGCAGTAATTCCTTTGCGCGGTCTATCTGCTTTTCGTCTTTCGTCTTGCTCATCAAGTCAAGGTTGCGTTTACCTTCCCTGATCGACCGTTCAAGCGCCCGCTGTTTCTGGCTGTTCGCGTAGGTGGTTGCGTTGCGTTCCTCATTCTGTGGTGCAAAGGTCTTTTCAGTGCCCGGGAAGTATGGATACATGACGTGTCGGCAGTTGTAACCTCCGATCCCTGTCGCTGTGCCATATCCGGTATCCGACAACGGCGGGTAATTCTTTGACGTTCCAGATATCGAATAAATCTTTCCCTGAAACGGCGCGTGTTCCGGTCTTGAGCCAAGGTGACTGGATATTTCAACCAAGTCTTCCCCAAGTTCTTCCATCCTTGAGAATTGCGTAGCGTTCGCGGCCTGTGCCATGTTCGACCGGATTACCGTCTGCGCGTAGGCTTCAGTTGTCCACTGTCTGCCAGCTGAATCGGTCAAGGATTGAAGTCCCTGTTGGCTCCACTCGCTGCACGCTTCCGCGATCGCTTGCCGTCCGCTCATGCCGAGTTGTTGTTTTGCGACTGCCTTGTAAATCGTATCGGTGTAAATCTGGTCGGCTTTTGAGAGCATCGGCGCGAAGGCTTGATCGAACTTCTTTGCCGCGGCTTTCTCCCATGTATCGATTACCGCGACGATAGCAGGGTCAGCATTGGCAGGAAGTACAGAGGCGAGAGACTTTCCGGCTCCAGCCGTTGCATCGTCAACCATTCCCGCCCGTTTCATTGCTTCCCGTTCGATCTCTTTCCGTACAGCGGCGAGTAGTTTCACCCTGCTTGTCTGGATCGTCTTGAGGTTCTTCCCGCGCAATAGCCCGAGCTGTTGTAGCTTTCGCGCTTGCCATGCCACGTCATCGGCGTCACCCTGGACAAGCAAGGTAACGAGATTGGCGAGCATTTCTGACTCGATGACGGAAAGCATAAGGGCGGCGTCCATTTACTTTGCGTTCCTTGTCTTGAGTATCCGCGCCTTTCTGGACGCGCTTCTATGCGCCACCTTCGCGGCTCTGGCCTTCATCGCTTCCGGCTGTGCGCTGAATGATCGTTCAAGGTAATCGCGGATTGAAGCGCGGCTCATGAAGTGCTTGCGAAACCCGAGCGGTTTGTACCCGAAGAAACGGGCTTGCCATGCGTCAGCCGCAAGCAACTGCGCCCGCGTGTGCGTGACAACTGCCTCGCCTTTCTTCATCTTGCGCTTGAAGGCAATTAGAATGTTGCCGAGTTTCAAGGTGTAGACTTTCGCTTTCTGCTTTTCGTCGCTCATGCTTGCGCTCCCATTACTTTGTTTGCCTGTTCGTCGTTCAAACCAAGGAATATCTTGAGCTGGTTGATCCCCGCGTCCCTTGTCAGGGTCCCCGCCGCTACTTGCGTTATGATCTCATTCGCGGAAGTGATCTGGATTCCCGAAAGTTTCACGGCTTCGACCGGATCGGCTGTTACAGCTTGTGTGTTGAAGTCTGCACCGAAAGATCCAACATCAATGGTCGCGGTTCCTGCCCGTATCGCCTGCGCTTTCTTAATCGCTTCCTTTCCCGTCAGCCCATCGAGTTCAATCAGCGCATCTTCGAGCGTGATCAGTTTCGCGTTGTATCTGGCGATAATGCGGGTTTCCTTCGCGCCGCGATCTTCAAGTACTGAATCATCCCATGCTATCGCGTATTCCTCTTCCGTGGTCGTGATCCCGTAAGCCGCTCCGATATCCTTGAGTGTCGATAGGAAACCGACGATGACCGGCGTGAGGCTGTTCTCAATGTTCTTCTTTGTGCGAAATGTCTTGCTGTTCTCACTGATTACTTCCGTCGCGGTCTTCATAGAAGCGCCGTTGAACGAAAGGAAGTTGTCAGACAGTCCGCATTGTTTGCAGAGAATGGCAAGGTTGACGTTGATATCGCTTGTTATCTCGGCAATACGGAAAGGAAAGTTGATATCGACCGGCATCATGCTCTGTTTCTCGGCATCGTCGAACGCGACGTATACCGAATCGTTCCGGTCGTAGTAAACGTCCTGCTTCGTCTTTGCCGTATCGAATACCGTCTTAATCATGGATGATCCAATGATAATCTTGCGCTTCGTCGAGTTACGCTCATGCGCCAGGTTGTCATACGCTTCGTCAAGTTGCCTGATAGTATCAACACCGTTGGCGAATATCGAGATACCGAGCGGTGAATACAGGTCGATGTTGTTTGCCTCGGGGTTTCTCCAGATAACGAAAAGCGGTCGAGTGGTCACGAAGTCTACCGGCTGTTCGTCGATACCGGCTTCCGTTGCCATGCACTCTTTATATTCGCCGGTCGCGTTTTTCTTGTATGCCTTAAGTGTGACAGTATACCCCCCCGGCGCAACACGGTGCTGTTCGACGATCTTGTATTCCTTCCCGTCCTTGACGATGGATGATGCAAAGTCGGCTTCCGTCACTCCGCGGCTATCATACGTCACCGGCATATAGTCGGTTGCGCGTACAAAGTCGATGATCGGCTTCCCGTCCTTGATCGTCCACTTCAATGCCCCATTCCCGAGAGCGCAAGCGATGTCAAGCCAGCCTTGAAGGTTTGCCCAAAACTTATTTTCTTTCAGGAGGTCAAGAACGTCGCTGTCAGTGGTGAGCGTCGGTTCCTCTGCAAACACCAGCCCCGCAAGTTCGGAGGTTATCATCTTTGCGGCATTGAGAAGGAAACGCCATTCGGTGCGCTGCCCGTACAGTCCGCGCGTGGTGTACTTCTGCCATTCCGGAGCACCGGCATAGATATCACGCCATGCCTGAATCATCTTGTCGCCTTCAACGAGGCAACGGTCGAGCTTCTTCCCGAACAGTTCAAGCCATGTCGATTTGATTGTATCGCTTATTCGCATTTCCTGACTCCTTATAATCCACGGCGCCGGTAAATCTCTTCCGTCGCGTATCTTACTGTTGCTATAAAATGGTCTTTTTGCCCTTCAGGGTACGTGCTAATTATATCACCGTCTTTATTTATTTGATACTCATACCCTGTGAACTCTTCCCATGCGTCCGGGCATCGCTTCCGGTCGATATGAATAGCCGTGAGCGATTGAAGCCACTTGAACCCGTAATCCCTTAACCCTGTCTTTGTCGGTTCATGGCAGTGCCAGCCATAGGCTCGATAGTCTGCGATACTTTTCGGTTCAGCGCTATCAGGTGTGAGCTTTACGCCGAACTCTGCGGGAGCGGTAGGTATTGAAGTGTTATACCATTTCCAATGTCCCGTCTCCTGCAAGTGCTTTACAAGCAAGTCGGATGTTTCCTTGTTACCCTGTTTATAGGCTTTCAGTTCGTCGAATATGAAAAGTTCCCGCGTATTCGGCTTATACGCCATTCCGCAATATGCCCAAGGATCCGGGAAGTATCCCCAGTCAACGCCATGGAAGTAATAGTCAAACTTCCCTATTTCGTCATCGGTCAATGATATCTCTTTCACGTTCTCGAATACGTCAAGTCCGCTACCGGTACACTCCCCCAGGTACTCGTTTTGGTACAGCCTTGGGTTGTTCGCCATGAGCCAGTTGGCTTCATCGACGAACGCTTGAGAAAGCCACTCAATCGGCACATCCCGGTAATCTGATTTATGTACAATGCGCCCCGGCTTCTCGAGCAGTGCGTCTTTGTTCTTCCAGTTGTTGCGATTAACGGGAGGATTGAAGGAATCGAATATCCAGAACTCTTCCCCGCCGCGCATGACAGTCTGTTTTACCGAGCGTATCTCTTCCGGCTTGAACTCGGTTGATTCCTCGAACCAGAGTATCCCGAAGTACCCGCTTTTCAGCTTCAAAGACTTGAGCTTGACCGGCTTATCGACTCCCCTGAAAATGATCTGTTGCCCGGTCGGAAGGTACTCTATCTTCATCGGCGAGACAGTACACTTGAACTGGTA